CTACTACATCTTTAGTTGAACAGATGTATAAAGACTTTGCAGATTATGGTTACGATTCTGACCAATACTGCCATCGCCAATATTCTGGTAAAGAGAAACACACAAACAAGTTTCTTACCATAACAACTTGGCAATCAATTTATAAAAACGATAAAGAGTATTTTGAACAATTTGATTTTGTTCTTGGTGATGAAGCACACCAATTCAAGGCCAAATCGTTGACAACTATTCTATCTGGTTGTTCTAATGCCAAATATCGCATTGGTACAACAGGTACACTTGATGGCACACAGACACATAAACTTGTATTAGAAGGTTTGTTTGGACCCGTTTACAAAGCAACATCTACCGCCGAGTTGATGGAAAAAAGACAACTTGCGGCATTTAAAATTAAATGTTTAATTCTTAAATATGATAAATCAATTTGTAAAGAAGCAAGAGGTTGGGACTATCAAACCGAAATTGACTACATAGTTAAAAGCAAACCAAGAAATGATTTTATCAAAAACTTGGTGTTGTCTCTCAAAGGTAATACACTTGTGTTGTTCCAATTTGTTGAAAAACACGGCAAGGACTTACATGCACTTATTAAAGAACATGCAAAAAATAGGCATGTATTCTTTGTCTTTGGTGGCACCGATGTTGAAATTCGGGAATCAGTTCGTGCAATTACTGAAAAAGAAAAAGATGCTATTATTGTGGCTTCTTATGGCACCTTTTCTACTGGTGTTAACATTCGCAACTTACATAATATTATTTTTGCTTCTCCTTCAAAGTCTCGGATTCGAAATCTACAATCCATAGGAAGAGGATTACGATTGGGTGATGACAAAGAAGAAGCAACTCTATTTGATATTGCAGATGATTTTAGAGTAGGCAAATATACCAATTACACCTTGCATCATATGGTTGAACGTGTTAAAATATACGATGATGAAAAATTCAATTACAAATTCTACAATATCAACCTTAAAAATGAATGATATAACTCAAGGCGTTAAGATAGTCCGCTTACAAAGTGGAGAAGATATTATTGCAGGATTGATACAAGATGACGAATCAGAAATGATTATGTTAAACAATCCTATGCATCTTATATTTAAGAGAACTTCTCAAGGCACAATGATGGTTATGTTACCATGGTTGCCAATTGAGTTGATTAAAGATAACATTGCAACGATTTATTCTTCTGATGTATTAACAATTGTGGATCCAAAAGATGCACTTGTTGAGTATTACGGTAATATGATTAACACTCAACAGTTAAAAGATATGCGTGATAACACTATGGTAGATAATCTAAAAGAAGCTTTAGACGATAGTGATGACGAGGAAGATTATAGTGAGGAAGACAACGAAGAAACTCTGACGAAAGAAGAAGCAATTGAAATTGTTCATCGTAAGAGAAGTAATAGGTTACATTAATTATTAATTTCAAACGGAACACCGACAGTATACGACATGTCAAGCCGTTTGTCAACAGCTAAAGAAGGCAAATATGAGTGAGAAGAAACCAAAACATTATGTGAACAACGCCGATTTTCTAGAGGCGTTAACACAATACAAAAATAATTGTGCTCAAGCAAAAAAGAATGGCAAAGAGGACCCACAGATTCCAAACTACATTGGAGAGTGTTTTCTGAAGATTGCAGAACACCTGTCTCGCAAACCTAACTTCTTTTCTTATTCTTTCCGTGATGAAATGATATCAGATGGTATTGAAAACTGTCTAATGTATTTCCGCAACTTTGATGAAACTAAATCAAAGAATCCATTTGCATATTTTACCCAAATCATTTACTTTGCCTTTCTACGCCGTATTATGAAAGAGAAGAAACAACTCTATGTCAAATATAAGGCAACAGAACAGTTTGGCATACTTGATGAGTTTGAAATGTATGAAGACTCTGACGGCAATATGAGGCAGTTTGAATTGTATGAAAACATTTCCGAGTTTATTCAAAACTTTGAAGAAAGTAAAAAGAAAAAGAAAGAAGGCAAGACAAAAGGCCTAGAAAAGTTTATTGAAGAATTGCCTACAGAACCATTGACAAACAGTTGAGATTGTGATATCATATAAATTATGAAAATTTGTATTCTAGGCGATACGCATTTCGGTATGCGTGGTGACTCTTTGGAGTTTCACCGTTACTATAAAAAATTCTATGATGAAGTATTCTTTCCGTATCTAATCGATAATAAGATTGATACGGTTTTTCAGCTTGGTGATTTGTTTGACCGCAGAAAGTTTATTAATTTTAATTCACTATATCTGTGCCGTAAATACTTCTTCAATAAACTCCGTGATAACAACATTACACTTCATACACTTCTAGGTAACCATGATGTTGCATTTAAGAATACCCTTGAAGTAAATTCTACCTCTTTATTATTGCAAGAATATGAAAACATTAAAATCTATGATGAGTTTGATTCGGTATCATTTGATGGTGTGGGAATTGATATTGTACCTTGGCTTTGCTCTGAGAATCAAGAAGAAATCTTTACGCAAATAAAAAATAGCACATATCAAATTTGCTTTGGGCATTTTGAGATTGATGGGTTTGAAATGGATCGTGGCAATGTTTGTCATGGTGGTATTGACAAACAGCCATTAAACAAGTATGATATCGTATTGACAGGACATTTTCATCATAAATCAAATGACGGACATATTTACTATGTTGGCACACCAGGCGAGATGACTTGGTCTGATTATAATGATGCAAGAGGTTTTCATATTTTTGATACGAATACCCGTGAACTTGAATTCATACAGAATCCTTACAAGATGTTTCATAAGTTGTCTTATGATGACGGTGAACAAGATTTTGTGTTTTGGAAGTCATACGATTTCACTCCGTTAAAAGATTCATATGTGAAGGTGATTGTTGTTAACAAACAGAATCCATACCTATTCGATAATGTTATTGATACTCTTTATAAATCAGGTGTATCAGACATTTCTATTGTTGAAGATTTTACTGATACAGTAATTGAGAACGACCAAGAACTGATTGACCAAGCAGAAGATACTATGACAATTTTGTCCAAGTATATTGATAATTTGACTTTGAATGTTGAGAGTGAAAAACTAAAAACTCTAATGAGAGAACTCTACATTGAAGCATTGAATACAGAAACTACTGAATGATAACCTTTCGTTATGTGCGTTGGAAGAACTTACTTTCAACTGGTAATTATTTCACAGAAATAAAACTAAACAATAACACTAACACACTTGTTGTTGGTGAGAATGGTTCTGGCAAATCAACAATGCTAGATGCCTTGTGTTTTGGTTTATTCGGCAAAGCCTTTCGTAATGTCAATAAACCAAACTTATTAAACTCAATCAATGGCAAAGACTGTCATGTTGAAGTTGAGTTTGATAACAATAACAAATCATACAAAATTGTTCGTGGTATCAAACCTAATAAGTTTGAAATCTATTGTGATGGTGAGTTAGTAAATCAAGATGCAGCTGCAAGAGATTACCAAGAATACCTTGAGAAGTTTATTCTTAAACTGAATTACAAATCATTTACACAAATTGTAATTCTTGGTTCTGCATCATTTGTTCCTTTCATGCAACTATCGGCATCAGACCGAAGAGCAATCATTGAAGACTTATTAGACATTCAAATCTTTTCGGCTATGAATGGTTTGTTAAAAGATAGATTAACAAACAATAAAGATTTGATGACTCAAAGTAAAAATGAAATTGAATTGACACAACAACGATATGATTTACAAGATAAACACATCAAAGGCTTAAAACAAAACAATGAAGAAAAGGTGAATGAATATGTTAGTGAAATACAACTCAATAAAAATACCATACAAACCTTACATGATGAGATTGCTAACCTCTCCATACAAGTCAGCACACATCAAGAAATGGTGGCAGAAAAAACTTTGGTTGAGGATAAGGTCAAGAAGATTACAAAACTTGAATCACAGATTGAAAGTAATCTATCCAAATTTCGAAAAGATATCAGTTTTTTTGAACACAATGATAATTGTCCAACGTGTAGGCAAACCATTGCCTTGGAGTTTAAGGAAACAGAGTTACAAACATTGCAGACCAAGTCCACAGAATGTGAACACGGTCTAACTCAATTAGAAGTTAAGTTATTGGAAGAACAAACCAAACTGAATGAGATAACTGAAATTCAAAGAAGAATTCAATCATTACAGATTGAGATTGCAACCAAGAACACTTCCATTACAGAAACAAACAAGTATATTGCCAAATTAGAAAAATTAATTGAAGAATTAAAAACAAATAAGGCATCTACAGAACAAGAAGAACAAGAACTTGAACTTCTCAAAACTATACTTTCTGAATCAAAGAGTAGTTTAAAAAGTTTAATTGATGATAAGTCATATTATGAAGTTGCTTCTGGTCTGTTAAAAGATACAGGTATTAAAACAAAGATTATTAAACAATACTTGCCAATCATCAACAAGTTAGTCAACAAGTATTTGGCGTCATTAGATTTCTTTGTGAACTTCAACCTTGATGAATCGTTTAGAGAAACAATCAAATCAAGGCATCGTGATGATTTCACCTACAATAATTTTAGTGAAGGTGAGAAACAACGAATTGATATGGCACTAATGTTAACATGGCGTGCCGTGGCGAAGTTAAAGAATTCATCTAATACTAATTTGTTGATACTAGATGAAGTGTTTGATTCGAGCCTAGATACTAATGGTACAGAAGAACTAATGAAGATACTTCATATGCTTGAAGGTGTAAATCTATTTGTCATTTCACATAAAGGTGATATTCTTGTAGATAAGTTTGCTAACGTAGTTCGATTTGAGAAAGTAAATAACTTTAGTAGGATAATAAAATGAGTGATATTTTAACAATTGATACCGCAGTAGCGGCAGGTTTAAAACAACCTGAACAAAAAGTTGAACCATTGAATGTTTTTGATGATAGAAATCCTTTATTGTCTGTTGCCATTCCAGAATTTAAAGGACAGTTACCAAATCCTGATATGACAATGTTGGCAAAGAGGTTGAAATTCACAATGAAACTTTATAGTGGATTAGGTCTTGCTGCAAATCAATGTGGTATAAAAGAACGTGTCTTTGTAATAGGCACAGAACAGTTTCAACTTGTTTGTATTAATCCAAAAGTGATTGCACAATCAGAAACGATTGTAAAAGATAATGAAGGTTGTCTTTCATTTCCTGCTTTCTTTATACATGTGAGTCGTCCAGAATGGATTGAAGTTGAATTCACAGATGAGACTGGTGAAACAAAACAAACAAAGTTAGAAGGTCTTACTGCAAGATGTTTTCTACATGAACTCGACCATTTGAATGGTATTAAGTTTACCAGTTATGTTGGTGCAGTTGCCATTCAACAAGCAAAACGTAAACAAGAAAAATTGATTAAGAAAATCGTAAGACGTAAAAAATGAAAATAACAATTGCACGGTTGCGTACCGGTTATAATTATAAAGAACCATTACATCAGATTATGGATTCTTTCTATTATCTGTTTAAGAAATACATGGAAAGAAATCCACAACACACTTATGGTGTTTGTAATTTTGGATGGAATGCCGCAAATCGTAAAAAGTTAGATGACATTGTAGATGCCGATGTTATATTAATACCTAGTGAAAATGAATTTTTCCAACACATTAAAGGGTATGTTGACCCAAGGCATAAAGAAAGGTCTGACCAATTCATTAATGAAATTGGTAAACACTTAGCCAATAAACATCTGGCAATTATTCGTAGTGACCGTGCCGATACAGAAGAACTTTACCGCACAAGAACATTTAAATCGCATACAATAGGACAGTTTTCGACATTTGACGAAACTGATATACCAGGCGGTCTTCATGGAATGAAGTATCATTTTATTACAAGAGCATTGCCTGTTAAATTGTTTGATGAACAGTCTTATGATTTTATCTATTGGGGTTGTGACAAGAGAAAACTAATTGACAATCAAGAAAGTGGAGATGAAAGACATTTAATCTTTAAACAGATTAAGAAAGATGCCAAACTCAAAACTTATTTCATTGGTAAATATAATGCAATTAAACCTGACATGAAGATTGATACGATGTATAATCTACTTCCAATTTTGATGGAAGGTAAGAATACATTATGTTTTAATTGGCTTGACAACAAGGCAGTTACAAGTAGATACCATGAAGCACTTGCATGTGGAATCTTTCCGTTTGTATGGAAGAATTATGATGAAGATAACACATTGGTTGCAGATGAATGGCAGAGAGTGAATTCATTAGAAGAACTTTACAGTAAGATACCCGAATCAGAAAAGAAGTTTAATGATATCAAACAGTATTACCTAGATAATACAATAAAGAGTGAAGAATGGTATTATGAGCAATTTGAAAAACGAATGAATGAAATTTTATAATGGCAAAGAAAAAGATTGAAGATATAGAGACACAATGGGCAAAGTGGTTAGAAGCTAACCCGCCTGAGTCTTTTGAAGATATTAATGAAGAAGAACTCCGTGAGAGAACTGTCCGTGAATTGACCTATGTCTCACAGATGGATGTCAAAGAGTATACTCTATATCAGAAATGGTGCGAGATTAAAGAAAAGTATCCTACAGTTGAAGTGTCTGATTTATGGGAAGGAACTAAGATTGTTCTTAAAGATGAGAAACAACGCCGTGCAATTCAAGAAGTTAAGGCTAATTTTTGGAATCCAACTGATCCTGATGAATACTTGGCACTTGAACCAGAATTAGTTTTGACAAACGATGAGAGTCCATTAACATCACCTGATTTGTGGAATTGTATTCGTACCTTTTCTTCTACAATGAAGAACAATAGTAACATTGGTCGTAACCTAAACTTTATTGTAAGAGACAAACCTACTAAGAAATATCTTGGTGTGATTTGTATTAGTTCAGACTTCCTTGATTTGACACCAAGAGATACATTCATTGGTTGGACAAGAGAAAAGAAAACTCAAGGTTCAATGATTAATCATACTGCAATCGGTTCTACAATTGTTCCTTTGCAACCACTAGGTTATAATTACGTTGGTGGTAAACTTCTTGCATTATTGTGCCTGACTACAGATGTTCAAGATGCATGGAAAAAATATTATGGTGATAAACTTGTCGGTGTGACAACAACATCATTGTATGGTAAAACAAAAGTAGGTGGGTTGTCTCAGTATGATAATTTAGATTACTGGCAACCTATGGGATTTACCGCAGGTTCAGTATCGTTTGAACCATCCAGAAAAACAAGAAAAGATATTGAATTGTGGCTTCGTAAGAATCATACACGAAAATATTTTGAATGGTATGTTGGAACTAATCCTGCAGGACAACCTTATAAACGTGACCATAAGAATCGTTCATTGTCATTTACATATGCAAAGATGAATGTGCCTAAAGAAGTAATCAAAACAGACCATGCTCGTGGCATTTATTTCACTCCGTTATATGATAAGACTTGTGAGTTTTTACGAGGCGATGATGACGGCAAAGATATGACAAAACTGTTTGATACAGATATTGCGAGCATAAGTAATCTATGGAAGATGAAACATGCAAAGCCAAGAATTAAACAACTTGTCAAAAAAAGCAAAGTTTCAACTGAACCACTTTTTTATGACGATTTAATTTACCTGACTTGGGAAGAGGCAAAGAATAAATATTTGCCTCAAGTTGGTCGATAAGTCTGTTATAATATCAACATAATGCGGAGAGTCCGAGACAACCTATCCCAATAGGCAGTCAGGTTTAACTCCTGATATCCGCTCCACCATTCTGAAAACAATAGTATTACTGTTGTTTTTACGCAACATGCTGGTTGACTTCTTGGCCAGACCTGTTATAATAATCCTATAAATCGCAATAGGAAATCAAATGACTTTTACAGTTGAGCAGAAAAATCTCTTGACCAAACTAATGGCAAGTGAGAATCTTACGGTTGAACATCAAAAAATTCATACCGCTAAATTTGACCCCAAAAATCGTATTCTATATTTACCAATCTGGCAAGATATGACTGGTTTCATGTATGACCATTTAGGTGGACATGAAGTTGGTCATGCATTATACACACCAGCTGATGGTTGGCATGATGTTGCTACCGATGAAACTAAAGGTAAAAATTACAAATCTTTTCTTAATGTTGTAGAAGATGCTCGCATTGAGAAAAAAGTAACCCGTAAGTTTCCTGGTCTTAAATCTTCCTTCAAAAAAGGTTTTCAAGAATTACTTGACCGTGATTTCTTCGGCATTCAATATAAAGATGTAAATGCTTTGGCATTTATTGACCGCTTAAACCTTTATACAAAATCACAATACACTATTGATTACATTAAATTTTCCTTAGAGGAAAGAGTTTATATTGCAAAAGTGCAAAACCTTGAAACATGGGAAGATGTTCTTTCTTTG